GGTCATAATACAAATGCTAAAGTTTTGAATTATACTGGTAATTTTAAAGTGGGAGCTGAAGGAAAAAGTGGAACTAGTTTAACTCCATTTGCGGGGAATCAAATTGTAGGTTCTGGGAATCCAACAAATACTACGCAATCTTCACACCAACATAGTATAGACTGGCCAAGTTCTGCCGAATATGATCAAAATTTTGTATATGAATTTGATACTTTTAATGTCCCTGCCGATAATTTACAAACTACTGTAAATATTTCAACAAAAACTGTAACAGAATTACCAGAAACTATTCAACCATTTATTTTAGTAGAATACATTATCAAATTTTAAAAAGATGGCAGAACTAATATACGATTTATATCCAGGAGAAATGACGTGGGAATTATTGGATGGATGTGCCATCTATAATTCTGGATATGGAGTTTCTGGTGCTGCTGGAACTGGAGAACTCGGAGGATTTGTCTCAAATACTGGGAAATCTTATTTAAGTATGGGTACTTTTAATAGTACCACATATGTAATTGATAGGGAGGCAAAATTTTTCCTCAATCTTACTAGTATGGAATATATGATTATTGATGTAATTACTGGTAATGATTCTAATGGAGGAGAGAGACCAAATAATCCTGGAGAATCATTGTATCTTCAATCTGTCACTGGTTCTGGGACATCATATTTAATAGCTAATTCTGGAAGAGATGGAGGATATACATTTCCTGCGGTAGATGCTGGTGGAGCATGGACCACGAAAACAATTTTTATTTCCGAAGCAGATAAGGGTATAAAATTATGGCGTTTTTATGCCAATAGCTTAGCTCAACCAGAATTTGAAGGATCTGGTGGAATATATGCATCTAATGTAAATGCTGGTGATCGCTTTGGTATATCTAGAATTAGAATATATGGAACAGTACCTACTCATATTCAGTATTTTAGAGGAAATGATAAAAATGATGAAGTTCAAATATTTCCAGGAGATCCATTAATTTTATCCTGGAGTACACAATTGGGCAGTTTTACTGGAGCAAATAGTGTTAGTATCGATCAGGGAATTGGTGTAGTAACACCAACTTTAGAAGGTATTTACACTATTGCTAGTGGACCAACTCAAGAAACTACATATACATTTACAGCTAGTGGAAATACTGGCAACTTAACTAAAACATTGGTTGTTAAAATGAAACAACCTGATACAGATCCTGATATATTTTCGTTTGATTCAATACAAGGAGCTAATGTATCTACAGAATATACTAGTAATACCATCACAGTTGGTGGTTTAGGTGCTGGAATATCAAGTGATTTGAATGCAACTAATGGAGCATTAACTTCGAAAAATGGTGGAGCCTTTAGTACAAGTACTAAATCAGTAACTAATGGGGATACTGTTACTGTAAAGATGACTTCATCTGCAAGTAACAATACATTGAAACAAACTAGTGTAAGTGTTGGTAGTGCTACGGCGCTGTGGAAAATTACTACGAAGTCTGCAGCTGTACAGGTTCCAAATGGTTTTGCATTTAATAATGTTTTAGAAGCTCCTATTCTTTCTTACGTAGAAAGTAATGAGATTACTATATCTGGTTTGACGGCAACTGTAACTGCTACTTCTCCTACAAATGGAGCAGAAAGTTCTGTGAATGGTGGAGCTTTTTCTACATCTTCGAAGAGTGTGTCTAATGGAGATACGATAAAATTGAGATTATTTACTAGTGATGTTCTTGGTGACACTGCTACAACTTCAATATCTGTTGGTGATGGACCTAATGTTGAATGGTTTGTGACAAATGTTAGTACAGCAGATAGTAAGCCAGATTATTTTGATTTTACTGATAAAAGTAATCAAGCTGCTAATACATACATCGAAAGTAATACTATTACTGTTTCTGGCATTAATGTTCCTACGAGTGTCAGTGCAACTAATGGAGCTGAATTTAGCATCAATGGTGGGTCGTGGGTCACAACTGGAAATATACTAAATAACCAAACTCTTACTTTAAGAATACTTTCTGACTCTACTCCTGGGGGGGAAGTTTCAACAGATATAACTATTGGTTCATTAACTGATACATGGAAAGTTACTACTACGACTTCTGGAGATACAGTGCCAAATGATTTCTTCTTTATTACTAGTAACAATAAACCCCCGAATACATATGTTGAAAGTAATACAGTTTTAATTTCTGGTATAACTTCTCCAGCAACTGTCACTGTAACGGGAGGAGAATGCTCTATAAATGGGGGTAGTTGGGTGACTAGTGGGACAATAAATAATCAGGATACTCTTAAACTTAGAGTTCTAACTAGCAATAGTTTAAATACACCTGTTACAGCTTCGGTTACTATTGGATAATAATGGCATATACTACTAATTGGACAGTTACGACATATGCGAGTGCAGATAATTTACAGCAGGGACAATGGTATAGTGCCAGAAGTAAAAAATTAGATGGATTATCATTGGGTACTGTTATAAGTATTTTTAAGGATAAAAATGGAGATTGGGGAACACTAGATGGAAGTTTAGATTCTAGATACCCTGGTTGGATAGAATGTGATGGTAGATCTGTAAATGCTGTTGATTATCCTGATTTATTTGAAATTATTGGAAATACTTATGGTGGAAATGCAACAAAAACTGTAACGAATAGAACCAAAGTATATTCTGGATCATTTAATTTACCAAATTACCATAATCGTTTAATTATGGGTATTGGAAATGTTGATGGAAATAAATCTTCTTCTCAAGCTGTTGTAACATATCAAGGACCCGATCCAAATTCTATAATTTCTGGGGATTCTAATGTTGTAGGTTCCTCTGGGGGCAATTGGTATATTGATACTGTAGATGCTCAAGGCGATCCACCTGACGAACAAGTATATAGTGGAACTGGATCTAGCGATAGTAAATTTTTCAAATTAGGTTCTTTAACCACAACTGGACAGAAAGAAATTACTGGGGAAGTAACTTATACAATTACTGGAAATATTTCAGCTACAATTGGTCCGTTGTCGGGAGTTCCTACAACGCCACCTCAACATGAACATGATGTGATAACAGCTCAAGCAGATGCAATTGCAGTTGGATATGTTGCTTGGGGGACACCTGCTTTTTATCAGATAGGTAATGGGGAAATTGGATCTACACTTTATTCATCCATCGGTTATAATAGTGTAGTATCACCTGGAGGAGAAGTAAACCGAACATTCAATAATTATTGGGCTGGAGATGTAGCAAATCCATCTGGACTTCCTGGTGGTGGTAACGCCTCTGCTGCTATTGGAGTTAACAATGTTCAGGGAAATGTTACGGTATATTCACCTGGAACATTAAGGACACATACTCATTATTTAAAAACTGCTTCTGATTTTGGTTCTCCCCAAAATGTTTATGGATATGGTAATGAAGATGGGGGTGGCATTGCTGCTGGCGGTATGGCGCAAAATAATACAACAACTATACAATTTACTCAAACACAACTTGCTCTAACTTCCAATGAAGCGGCAGTTGAGATGAATGTATCTAAAGTTGTAATTCCAACTCCAGCTTTGACACCAGAAAACACTATTCCAGTTCTTAATAAATACCATAGAGTAAAATACATTATAAAAGCTTATTGAGGTAAATTATGTCAGTTCAGCCAATTCGTCCTTTGGAGTTAATGAAGGATGAAAATATCACAAAATCAGAATTTTCTGATTTCATTGGAGTATGGGAAAATTTTGTTCCTAAATCAGTTTGTGATAAGTTTATAAATCATTTTGAAAATATTTACAAAAATTCTTCTTATATTGATGAAGCAGAAGAAGGAGCAATATTAGATGGAACTCACCAATTTCCTCAGGGTAGTCTTGGCAGGAAAGATGAGTCCTTACTAATTAATTATTCTAGTCAGAAATTAAATTACGAAGCCAATCAATATCTTTCTGCATGTACATATCATTATATTGATACTTATAATCAGTTGAGATCTACTAAACTAATTTCTGAAGACACGAAGATGCAAAAAACTCCCCCAGGCGGAGGTTATCATGTATGGCACTACGAAAATAGTGGTTATGGATTTCATGGTAGAGAATTAGTGTGGATTATATATTTAAATGATATGCCAGAAGGAGAAGCTGAGACTGAATTTTTGTATCAAAAAAGAAGAATTAGACCTACGGCTGGAACTGTTGTTATTTGGCCAGCTGCATTAACTCATGTACATAAAGGAAACACAGTTTTTACGGAAGATAAATATATTTTGACAGGATGGTATATTAAGGTTCCATAATGGCAGAATACTACTATAAACAACCAACTGAACAAGAAATTCGAGAATTTTGGTCTACTCATATTAAGCCAAAAGAATCTATAATGGAATTGAATTTCAAAGAAAAAGCTGTTACTATTGGTGATATTTCTGATGGTGGTCAAACAACTTTTATCGACGAAAAAGCATGGAATGATATTATTTTAAAAACAATTCCTGTTTTTTGGCATGATCCTGGCAAAGATGAAATTGAACATTTAATTCTTTATAATAACGACGAATATTTGTGTTTCCGAAAAAAACTTAGGTATGATTTTGCATCTAAGTCTTCTTATTGGACTCAATATACATTTAAAGATGGTAATATTGAAGATGTTAAAAAATTCTATGAAGTAATCAACGCTACTGTTATTATTC